ATTGGGTGCCAGATAACTCGCTTCATTGGTCAGATGGCCATTCAGGCAGTGAAGGTCGCGATAATCTTCGGACTAATGTAACGGCACCTGTTCCATCGGGATTCCGTTCAGCAGTTGATGGCTATATCTATACTGTAACCGTTGACGGTAATGACAATATTACCGGGGTAAGCCTTTATTCGCGGCCGATTTTGAATAATCGTAAAGACTGGAAAAATGGTGAAACTGCACGTCAGGCACAGGCTCGTGCACTCGTTCAGGTGCAATTAGATGCGAAGAAAGCTGCCGCAGCCGCTGCAGCGCAAAAGGCAGCGAATGATGCCGCTGCCGCAGAAGCTCAACGTAAGGCCGAAGAAGAAGCCCGGCGTCAACAGGCAGAATGGGATGCTGCACATCCTGTAGAGGCGGCTCAGCGTGATGCGAATATCGCTCAGGATGCCGTAAATGTTGCTAACGCTAATCTGAATAATGTGCAGAATTCTTTAAATGCACAAAATGCAGTTGTTGCTCAGCGACAAAATGAATATGACTCTTCTAAGGCTGCTTACGATAGGTCTATGGAGAGGGTTGCAAAGCTATATGGTTTTTCAAATGATGTTATTTCGCCAAACTATCGTCAATATCTACTAGCTCTGGCCCAGTCGGCTAAAAATAAAGCTGATATGGATGGAAAAAAAACTGTATTGGATGCTGAAGTTAATCAGCGTAACACTATTCAATCCAATGTTGCTAATGCTCAGGCAGCAGCTAACGCAGCGAATTCCAACAAATCAACTGCTGATGCCAGGCTTTCCGGAGCTCTATCTGATGCAGAGGCAAAGCGACAGGCCGAGGTTGCACGCCAGGCTGCAGAAGCTGCGCGCTTAAGCGCTGAGCAAGCAGCAGCAGCCCAAGCAAAAGCGGAAGCTGACGCTAAAGCTAAGTCGGAGGCAGAAGCTGCAACTAAAGCTGCTGCACTTGAAGCTGCGCGTTCAAAATTAGAAGAGCAGAATGTATTTGGCTTTGCTGGCTTTCCTGCAGTAGCCGCCTCTGCGGCGCCAATTACCTTTGCCGAAACAGGTTTGGGCGGTTTTACCTTGGGTGAGGCTGCAGTTGCGACCGCATGGACCTCTGTACGTACTGTAGTCGCTGAGTTAATCGGCACAGTCATTTCAGGAAGTGGTATTGGTGCACTGATCGCATCTGTTGCATATATTCCTAGTGCGGGTGAAGGTAGCGATAAGGTACCAGGACGAGAAGATATTAATATGTTCCTGTCCGCCATGCCTGCAGATGCTATTAAGCTTCCATCTGACGCTTCCTTAAAAGCTGCTGCTGACGTTAATGGCTCTGTCAATATGGCCGTTCGTGGCCGCCTTTATTACACAGAGAATGCACTCAAAACATATCTTGTACGAACTGTTAATCCGAGTGCTGTTCGTGTATTAAATGCGTCGATTGACAAAGTCACAGGGCTTTATTCAGTATCGATACCAGCAGAGAGCGGCCTGCCTTCCCGCACAATCCTTGTGTCACCTGAGAAAGCTCCTGGCTATAAAGGTTTGCCGCCTCTTGTGACTCCGGCCCATAGCGATGCAGTACCAGGTAATACAGGCAATCAAAATCCTGTAAATACATCGCCGGTGATTGAAAGCTTCCCAATGGCGGATGACATGGACTTCAGGGATGCAATCCTGATTTTCCCTGCTGATTCTGGGTTGAAACCTATCTATGTCATGTTGCAAAGTGGACGTGACCTGCCAGGTAAAGTCGAAGGCGTTGGTGCAGATGTTGTGGGCAAGTGGTTAATGGCTTCTGGTAAAGAATTAGGTGTACCAGTACCAACACGGATTGCTAAAAAATTGGCTGGTAAAGAATTCCGAAGCTTTGATGCGTTTCGCGATGCTTTCTGGAAGGAGGTTGTGGCCGATTCCGAGCTGGCAGGCCAGTTTAACACTAACAACCGTCAGCGAATGAAAGAAGGATTAGCACCTCGCGTACAGGCGAAAGAAAGTGTTGGCGGCCGTCGCTCTTATGAGCTTCATCATGTCGAACTTATCTCACAAGGCGGCGAGGTGTATGATATCGATAACCTTCGCGTCCTGACACCAAAGCGTCATATCGAAATTCATTCAAAGAAATAAGGTGAAAATATGGAACTGAAGCATAAATTTGAAGACTACACGGAAGCAGAATTCACCCAACTTGTGAGTGAAATCTGCAGCGCTAAAGGCGGAGAAGCTCATCAGGATAAGTTGCTGGAAAACTTCATTTCGGTAAGTGAGCACCCTGAAGGTTCCGACCTTATCTTTTACAGCGAAGATAAGGACGCAACACCTGTGAAGATTGTCGCCGCTGTTAAAGCATGGCGCAAAGCCCACGGTAAGCGTGGCTTCAAGTCATAAATTATAAAGCCTCCTTACGGGGGCTTTTTTTGTGACCATCACAAGGCGCATTTGCGAGTGCGCCTGATGATGAAAAGGATAATAATGTCGTGGACTAACTTGGGAGAGCGCCATGACCGATTATGAGATTGAAGACATTGCCGGAACGATGATTCCATTCAGAAACCTCAGCATCCTATCTATGGGCCCGATGAAAAGACTCGTTTGGCAGTGGGATGCGAATGGCAACGTCAGAAGCCACAGTTTAATAGTCGAAGATGGGAGTGCGTTAACAGCGCCCCAGCTAAGAGGGATTCTTGATTCAGAGAAACAGAGCATTATCGCTAAGTATCCTGATGAAGAGTTCGTAAGTAAATAAAGCTATGTAACTAAGCCGCCTCAAGGCGGTTTTTTATTGCCATCACCATGGGGCGGCCCATCGTAATGGCAAGTTAATATTATTGGAACAAATTTGCTTTTAGGCATCCCGACACAATGCACGATAAAAATGCATCATAACCATGCTGAAGTTTTGTACCGAGGTTGCAGGGCTCTTCTCCTGGGTAATTGACGATGGTTTCACCTTGAGTATCAATTGTAAATGAGACAATTAGACTTCCGTTGTTAGGGTTTGTGAAGGAAAAAACTAAATCCAAATTGTTTCCTCCTAGCCATGTGAATCGATCATGAAGCTGAATACGTTTAGAGAAGTCGGGGAATGCAAAAAATATATTTCTGTTAGTAGATGATGTTTGCTCAACCTCAATATTGATGTGTTTAGCGACTGCATTCTGGCCGCTGAGGTAATTTGAGATGTCCTTAATGAACGTCTGACCAATTGTCTCAAGCTTAGTTTTGTTCTGACGAACAGCGTTCATCATATCGGTGTGTAGACTAGTCAATTTATTCTCCATATCAAACTTAAACACATAAAAAGGGTATTCATGGCCCTCACCGACAAACAAGAAATGTTCTGTCGCGAGTACATCATAGATTTAGAAATTCCAGGCCCTTTCAATTGCCTGCTTGTCAGTTTAATACCAAGGTCAGTTTCATTGAAGTAGGATTTGTAGATGTTATCTTGAATCTTAAAAACATCATCGAAAATGGAATGAAGAAGCGCTGCCAGATTGGGGTCGGGAACTTGCTAACATCCTTAACTGAATAACCATACATCCGGGCAAGTCGGTAGAAAGAGGTCATTCTTTTGTCATCAATCAGATGAGATTCCATAGTGGCGCTTTTATACCCATTCATTTTTAGATGCTGAAGGCAACTTTTAAGGGATGTAACCACCTTATGGGCATCGGGTTTTTTCCTTGGAGTGCCGAATATTGCCAAGTGCAATGTCACATCCTTCTGGCGCTTATCTACGTAGAAAAAGCGACCATGTAGGCCATGAGATCGAACACTAAGGGCAACAATAAAAGCTAGGAAAGCCACTAAAACCGCTTCAAAGTAAATAAAATAACCCATGTTTCCTCCTTGATTGTTAACCGTTAAATCGGTTAATCCTTCAAAAACTTTATAGCGAAAATAAATTATGGCATCACCAGATTGGGAGGCCATCGAGTCGGCTTACCGGGCTGGCTTGATGTCTATCCGGGAAATAGCGTCACAGCACGGCATCACTCACGGCGCGATAAACAAGCGTGCAAAACGTGACGGATGGGAGCGAGACCTCAAGGCGAAGATCAAAGCCAAGGCTGATGCGCTGGTATCCAAACGTGAGGTATCCAAACAGGTATCCACTGAAACGGCTACCAACGAGCGGATACTGATCGAAGCCAACGCTGAGGTAATCGCCAACGTCCGTATGGAGCATCGTGGGGATATTCGCCGTGCTCGTAACATCGCCAGCTCATTGTTCGGTGAACTCGAAGCGCAATGCGCTGATGTAGGTGCGCTGAAGCAGCTTGGCGACCTGATGTTTACTCCTGACGACAAAGGGCAGGACAAGCTTAACGAAATCTACCACAAGGTTATCAGCATGCCGGGGCGAGTGAAGTCGATGAAAGACCTCTCCGACACGCTGAAGACACTTATTGGTCTTGAGCGTCAGGCATACGACATCGACGGCCCGACCGGTGATGAAGCATCGAAGAAACTTTCTGACCTGATGGATGATTTAGCTAAGGGGTAATCATGAAGCCTGAACATCTCAATCTCTTGCGAGATAAGTTATGGCGCCTGAATCACCTCTACTGGATAACTGATAAAGAAGGTAAGCCGATACGCTTCCAGATGACGCCGGAGCAGCTCGAATACTTTGAGGGCATGCATACCCGCAACATCATCCTGAAGGCACGCCAGCTAGGCTTTACGACCGAAGTCTGCATTATCCAACTCGACGCCGCTTTGTTCGAAGCTGCCAAGTGCGCCCTGATTGCCCATACCCTTAACGATGCAAAGCGACTGTTCCGCGAAAAGGTGAAGTACGCCTATGACCGGCTACCCGCCGAAATCAGAGCGGCTAATCCGGCGAGCAATGACTCAGCTGGCGAGCTGGTATTTAAGAAGGGCGGTTCACTATACGTCAGCACATCATTCCGTGGCGGCACGCTGCGCTTCCTGCACGTTTCCGAGTTCGGGAAGATATGCGCAAAGTTCCCCGACAAAGCCCGTGAGATTGTCACTGGTGCGTTTGAAGCGGTATCCAGCGATTGCTTCACCACTATTGAGAGCACCGCAGAGGGGCGGGCTAGTTACTTCTTTGACTATTGCCAGGCAGCCGAGAAAGCTCAGTTGCAGGGTAAGACGCTTTCCAATCTCGACTGGAAATTTTTCTTCTTCTCCTGGTGGAAGAATCCACTGTATGCAATTGACCCCGTAGAGCCTCTACCGCAACGTCTCTACGATTACTTCAACGATATCGAGCAGAAGCATGGCGTCATACTCAATGAGCGTCAGAAAGCCTGGTATTACGCCAAAGAGAAGACGCTCGGCGATGACATGAAGCGTGAGTACCCATCTATACCGGCTGAAGCGTTCGAACAGTCGGTTGAGGGGGCTTATTACGCGAAGCAGTTCCGCTGGCTGTACACGAATAAGCGTGTTGGTGAGTTGCCTGATAACTCTCATCAGCTGGTCCACACCTTCTGGGATATCGGCGTAGGCGACTCCACGGCCATCTGGTTTATTCGTGAGGTTGGTGATGAGTTCCATGTCATCGACTACTACGAGAACAGCGGTGAAGGCCTGCGACACTACATGAAGGCGCTGAAAGACCGCGGCTATGAGTACGGCGATCACTGGGCGCCGCACGATATCGATAACCGTGAATTCGCCGGTGATGGCAAGAGCCGTAAGCAGATAGCTGCAGAAGGCTTTGAAATTGACGGACAGGTTTATTCAATCCGCTTCAAGGTCGCGCCAAAGCTTGGAGTTGATACCGGCATAGACTCCGTACGTGAAATCTTACCTAAGTGCGCCTTCGACTCGGCCAAATGCGAGCAGGGCATATCTCACCTTGAGGGATACCGTAAGGAGTGGGACGACAAACGCGGCTGCTGGAAAGACAAGCCTTTGCACGACTTCACTTCGCACGGCGCTGATGCGTTCCGCTACTTTGCTGTGGCGAAAACGAATCACAAACAGACCGGCGCAATATTCTTCTAAGGAGCTCATCAGTGAGTGAACTAAGCAACGGGGAACAATTCCTTGTGAACGCCCTCGCTCATGAGATAGGGCGCCAGCGCATGATGTATGCCGGAAAGCCCGGCAACACCAAGCGCACAAAGCTGTACGAGGAATTCGGTTATCCCGATGAACTTGGCTTCGAACAGTATTACCGCGCCTATGAGCGTAACCCTGTTGCATATGCCGCCGTGCATAAGCTACTGGAATCGTGCTGGACGGATAAGCCGACGATTATCGACGGTAGTGAAAACAAGGAGTCAACGGAAACCACTGATTGGGAAAAGGCTGCAACCAAGTTACTGAGCAAGCACTGGGCGAAAATCAAAGATGCTGACCGCCGCAATCTGGTTGGCAGATATTCAGCGCTGCTCATCCAGTTTAAAGATGGGCGCGAATGGAAAGAGCCAGTGGACACCGCCGTTGTTTCCCGGTTGCGCGATAAAGCGATCGTCAAACTCATCCCTGCCTGGGAATCACAGATTAAGCCGGGCAACTTCGACACGGACACCATGTCGGAAACCTACGGTGAGCCGGTTAACTACCAGTTCAACGAGCAGCCAGTGGGTGATGATGGCAGTTACGGGCCCGTGCGCAGCGTTACTGTCCATCCAGACCGCGTCATCATCCTGTGCGAAGGCTCGGAAGATGAAAACATGCTTTCCGGCGTGCCATTTCTGCGTGCTGGCTACAACAAACTGCTCGACCTCGAAAAAATATCCGGTGGTAGCGCAGAAGGATTCTTGAAGAACGCCAGCCGCCAGTTGGGCATCAGCTTTGATGCTGCAACCGATATGCAGGCGATAGCTGCGCAGGCCGAAAAGGCAGGCTACGCCAATCTGGGTGAAGCAATGAACGACAAAATGACGAAGCTGAATCGCGGTACTGATTCGGCGCTAGTCACTCAGTCGGGTACCACATCGGTGCTGTCAGTTGCTGCTGCCGACCCCGCACCAAGCTGGACAGTAACAGCCAATGAGTTCACATCATCAATTCAATGCCCTTTCACCATTCAGTTTGGTCAGCAAACCGGTCGGCTAGCCTCCGATGAAGACAAGACCGATTGGGCTAAACGCTGCAATGGTCGCCGCTGGGGTCATCAAACGGCTTTAGTAACCAAATTTATTGAGCGCTGCTGGAAGACTGGAGTGATTGAGCCGCCGACGTCAGGTGAAGTCACGCTGGCATGGTCTGACTTACTCGCACCAAGCGAGAAAGAGAAGATCGCCAATATGCAGGCAATGGCCGCAGTAGCCAAAGACACTCAGCAGGCATTCGGCACCCCAGCTGTTGACGAAAATGAGGTGCGAACAGTTGGCGAACTTGAGCCACGCAAAGCGCAAGCCACGCCTGACCCAAATAAAAAATTAACCGATAAGGACCCGCTGACAGATGACGATGACAGCGAAAACCCGAATCGGGACGCCAATAGTACCCCGCAACAAAGCTGATCCGACGCAATCCGCCCGGCCTGTTAACCGAATGTTCCGCGACATCGAGAATCGCTACTACCAGATTAAATTGGCGCTGAAGAGTCTATTTGATGAGCGCCTTACCGGGCAGGAGAGGGCAAGCAACACGCAGAGCTATGCGGTGCATGGCGACGTGATTTATCAGGTTAATGCCGGCGCGTACATCTACGACATGTCGGCACTCCAACTGGCTGACCTGCTGCAGCGTGTCCAGCTCATCCTTGATGATTATCTGCTGGAAGGCGGCAGTAACAGCTTATGGGCGTTGCAGTACGTTGCTGCGGAGTATGAGCGCGGTACTCATCAGGCTTTCACCAATCTGTCGGTGCAGTCGCACATCTACGAGCAGCAGACTACGCTTCAGCAGCTACTCAGTTCGGCTGCATACCAGAATCAGGTGGCAGCAGCGTACGTATCGACGTACAGCGACTGGCTGCTTGAGTCTGACCGGGCACGTGGTGACCTAGCTAATGTGATAGCCGATTCGATAGGTCGTGGCATCAACCCAAAAGAAACAGCACGCATCATCAGCCAGCGGCTCGACGTCTCAATGGCCCGAGCCAAGAACATGGCGCAGACCGAGCAGGTCGGAGCTTTGCGTAAGGCTCAATGGCAGGAAGCAGACTGGGCGCGTGAACGGTTAGGGCTGAATACTGCAGTCCTCTGGCTGTCGGCTCTCAAACCTACAACGCGATCGTGGCACGCAGCCAGGCATGGCAGGACTTACACCATCGAAGAGGTTGAAGCCTTCTACGCCGAGAATGGTAACCGCTATCACTGCTACTGCAGCCAGATACCGGTCATCCTCGATGATAGCGGCAAGGTAGTTAATCGCGGGCTGGTGGAAAAATTGGATAAAGAGCGAGTCACGTGGCAAAAGAAGTAGGTTAGATGATATAAATCGCTCACTTTTTCATATTCGGCGACCATTACATGAGCGTGACTCCAGCAGAGGTTGGTTCATTTTTTGTATCTCTTGTTGTGCCTATTGGGACCGGCGCAGTAGCCGCTGGTATTACAGCTTATTGGGCTTTGCACCGTTTTTACTATGAGAAATGGTGGGAGAAAAAACATGCTGCTTACAATCAGCTTCTAGATAGCTTATTCGAAATAAAGGCTATTTACAGTTTTGCGGCTGACTTATATCAGAGAAAGTATGAAGCGAATAATCATTTTGAACCTGAGCCACCAGGTGAGGTTGATTGGACTCGTTATCATGAATTAAAAGCACAACTTCGTCGTTTTCATGCACTGGCGCCAATCTCATTGAGCCGATGCACTCGTGAACTGTTAAAAGATTTTTTTAAAGAAGATGAAGATACAGAATACAGCGTTTATGAAGAAGGATTTCCTGATTTTTTGGCTTACGGCGACATGTCGAAAATAGTTAAAGGTCTCATAGATGCTGTAGTTAAAGATGCCGAGAAAGAGCTTAAATTTAAATAAAATACCACGTTTAACAGAGGTCGCCACGGCGGCCTTTTTTATTGCCTGAAATCCACTAATGAGGACGCAACGTGAAGCTATCCAGCATCCACGTTAAATCCCTCGCCATCAATGCTGCAAACATCTCAACCGAAACCATCGACGGTGACGAGCATATCGTCATTCGTGGCGTTGTGCCTGTCGTGGATGACGTTGTCATGAATGGCGGCCTGTACCCGGCGGCGGAAATTAACAAAAGCTATATGAGCATTGAGGGTAACCCAATGCCATTGCAGCACCCGAAGATCGGGAATGAGTATGTCAGCGCCAGCAATCCTCGCGCGGTGAACAAATTCCACGTCGGGGCATGGGCTGAGAATGTCCGAAAAGATGGCGATCGTGTCGTCATGGATATGAAGATCAACAAGCGCTACGCCTCTGCTACTGAGAACGGCAAGCGCGTGCTGACCCGCATTGAAGAGATGCAGGCCAACTCAGCCGCTGAACCAATCCATGTATCTACCGGCCTGCTGTTAAGCCGGGAGCAAAACAAAGGCAAGTCGAAAGGAAAGAGCTACTCATGGGTGGCGCGCAACATGCGGTTTGACCATGTGGCCATCCTTCTTGATGAACCCGGCGCAGCGACTCCTGATGATGGCGTTGGCATCTTCGTTAATGCGGATAACTCCACTGAAGAAGTCGAAACCGAAACAGTAGACCTGGCGTCTGCATCCAACTGCACCCAGGAAGGCCTGGTCAACAAGACCCGATTCTACTTCACCAACGCCTCAAACTTCTCATTCGACGATATCCAGCGAGCCATCAGCGACAAGCTCCGCGAAGGCCGCACAGATGATGGCTGGCTATGGCCTGAAACAGTGTGGCCAGACACCTTCATCTACCGGGATGACACCCGCTATTTCAAACAGAAGTACCTCATCGATGATGACGGCGTAGCCCAATTCGTCGGCGAACCACAAGAAGTCGTGCGCAAACCTACTGAGTACGAAATTAAAACCAACGGAGAAAACAATCCGATGAAAGACCTGATCGTAAACGCGCTTAAAGCTGCTGGTAAGCCGACTGATGGCAAAACCGATGCGGAGCTGATGGACGCATATAACCAGATGGCAGCCGAAAAGGCCGCTGGAAAAACAGAAACTCCGGAAGAGAAAGCCGTCCGGGAGAAGAAAGAGGCTGACGACAAGAAAGCCAAAGAGAAAGCGACCAACTCTGAAGAGATGCCGGGCTGGGCCAAGCTGCTGAGTGAGCAGGTGACGGCAATCAACACCCAGATCAACGCGAACGCTGACAAAGAAAAGGGCGAAAAGCGCAATGCCGTGAAAGCGAAGTTTGGCTTGGACGATCTGGCGGTCAATGCCCTCGATGGTGCAGCGCTGGATGGCCTGTATGCACAGTGCCAGACCACTACCGGCCTGAACGGTTCTTTCCGTCAGACCGCAACCAATCAATCAGTCAGCGAAATGCCGGAGTAAATGATGGCTAAAGACGGAAAGCACGTAATTCACGCGGGTGGCATTTTTGCAAACCCGCAACTTCATCGTGAAGGCGCCGCGGCTGCTGACACCAAGCCCGGCACCATCGGCTTCTTCGATAACACAACCAAGAAGTTCACCGCATCTGTTGACGGCAATGAGCAGGCGATCCTGTATGTCGCCAACTATGACTACCTGCGCTGCAAAACTGTCGATGACACCATCGCTGCTGACGAATGGGTGGTTGCGATGCACCCAACGCCGGGCGTGTTCTTCAACGTACCAGCTGCAACCGGCACCTACACAAAAGGCCAGCCACTCTCGATCGCCAATGGTCGCGTAAAAGCTGTTGCAACCGACGAGTCTGTCCGCGCTTACGTGGAAGAAGACCGTCCATACACCATCGCGACAGCAGGTGACCTCCTGCGCGTTGTTATTAAGTAAGGAGCACCGAATGTTTGTATTCTCCACTAAAAAGGCGACCGAGACAGGCAACCTCGCAGCAAACTCTGGTCAATTTAAAAAACTGACCGCTGCACGTAATGCCAGTGCCCAGGCTGCCGCTGACTTTCTGGCTCGCACGCAGTGGCGGGGTGAAGCAGAAGACGCTCCGGCGCTTGATGCAGTCAATGCTGTTGATGACATCCGTCGCCTCTACCGCGCTTACGATCAGACTGTGCTCGCCCAATTCGAGCCAAACACCGAGTTCACTCTGCTGAATGACCTGATGCCTCTGGCTCGCTCTGTACGCCTGGAAGAGTCCGTGTATGAGTATGCTCGCACCGGCGGTCGTGGCTGGGCTCACACCTCAATGTCAGGTCAGATTGGTGCGGCTCTGGACGCGAAGAGCTACACCTTCGACGGTACCATGGTTCCGATTCATGATTCCGGCTTCAAGTTCAACTGGCGTGACCCGGTATTCAACAAAGGCTCCGCATTGTCTTCACTGGCTGATGCTCAGGCAGGCTCAGTTGATGACGTGCGTCGTCAGTACGTCGATTACATCTGGGAAGGTTTCCGCGATGCTGCGGGCAACTACATCAACTTCGACGGCAAAACGTGGAAGGGCTTACGCCACGATGAGCGCGTTGCTCAGGTGACGCTGACCGTCAACTTTGCGACCAGTACCGATCCGAAAGCTATGCGTGCTGGCGCAATTGCGCTGCGTGACGTGCTGAAGCTTCAGAACCTGCAGTACGGCCAGCAGACCTGGTATGTATCCAGCGAAATCATGTCGAACTGGGAGCAGTATTTCGATGTGAATTCGCTGCGCACCGTGCTGGAAGAGATCGCAAAACTGGCTGGTATCTCCGCTATCAAAGAAGACTCCGAGCTGTCAGGCAACGAAATCGCAATCGTTCCGCTGGCTGCAGGTGTCATCGCGCCAATCGTAGGTCAGGCATTCGGCACCGTTGCCGACCCGCGCCAGTTCTACAACAGCGATTACATCTGGCGCACCTGGGGTGCTGCTGGCCTTATGGTCAAGCAGGACATCAACGGTCACTTCTCAGTAATTCACGCTTCGAGCTAAGGAAAAAACATGGCACTCGTAAAAGTATTGGTAGCAAACCTCTTTGCCGGTGCCAGCTTCCAGAAACTGGAGGCTGGTCAGGTTTATGACGTGGATGATTCCGTTGCTGAAAAGTGGATCGCCAGCGGCAAGGCGGAGAAAACCAACGAGAAGAAAGGCGAGAAGCTGACCTTCGAAGTGGCAACTCCTTCCGCTCCGGTAAGTACGGACACCTCTGTGTTGCAGCCAAAACTGGATGACGCGCTGGAGCAGCTGAAAACAGCTCAGGATGCAGCTGAAGCGAAAGACAAAGAGCATGCCGACGCGCTGCAGCAGTTGAAGGCCGCTCATTCTACCGAGCTTGCTGCAGCAAACGATCGTGCAGATAAAGCAGAAGCAGCGCTGGCGGCCGCAACTAAAAAGGATAACTAACCATGGCAGTGCAGATAACGGCGGCGCAGGTTAAACAGCAGTTATCTGCGCTGGGTTACTCCGTCCCGGATTTCATGATTGATGCCTACCTGTGCAAGTTAGGCAGTATCAGCATGTGCCTGGAGGCGGCTGGCTACGATGAATGCGATTTGATGCTGATTCAGGTGTACGCCGTGACGTTGATGGCTATCACCGCATACAGCCAGCGCATCAAATCAAAGTCAGCGCCTTCAGGGGCGTCCCGGTCATTCGATTACAGCGGTGATGTGAAGACTATGCGCAACACTCTCGCCGCGCTGGATACGTCTGGCTGTACGTCAGCACTACCAATTGATGTAGGCAGCAGCGTTGGGTTCTTTGACGTTGTGGGGGGCTGTTGATGTGGATTCCCGTATCGGAAAGGCTACCTAAAGCATTCAGCAGAGTGTGGGTGAAAACCGACAGCGGCGCTCAGGCTACCGGATACGTTAGCGAGGCTGGCAAGTGGCGGATAAATTGCCCTCGCATCGCTGCTGAAAAGCCCACTGTAATCAGCTGGAGGGAGTGACATGTCATCTTTAGCCAGTTGGTCATACACGGCTCAGGCGACCATCTGGAAGCCTTTGGGGCTGGATGAGTACGGCGACCCTCTTGGTTGGTCTGAACCACTGGTGATTGCCTGCGACTATCAGGGTGGGCTGAGCAAGCGGCTAGGGGCGATAGGCGGCGAGAAGGTGGTAAAGAACACCATATGGACGGAGTACGCACTGGCAGATACCGGTGATTACATCCTGATTGGTGCTTCGAGCAATCCAGACCCTATCGCAGCGGGCGCTGATGAGGTGATGCAGGCTATTCGCTATGCGGACACCTTTGAGCGTCTGACTGATGATTATGCGATTCTGACGGGGGGCTGATATGGGAGTAAAGGTCCGCGGCATCCGGCAGGCTCAGCAGAACCTCAACGCACTGATTGGCGACATTCAGGGCAAGAAAGCTGTCAGGGCCATTCAAAGCGCATTAATCATCGGTTCATCGCAGGCTGCGCTGTACACGCCTATCGACACTTCCACACTCATCAACAGCCAGTATCGAGAGCTCGACATCAAAGGTGGTCGTTTAACCGGGCGCGTGGGCTACTCGGCTAACTATGCGATTTATGTTCACGATCCGAATGTGCCGCAAGCCTTCCGCCGGGCGACAGCCCAGAAGGAGTTTTTGACCAAAGGCTTCGAGGATACCCGCGACCTCATCGACCGCACCATTGAAAAGGAGATGAGCTTGTGAATCCTCCGATGCATCAGCGCGTTAAAAATCTTCTTATCGGTGCCGGCCTGACTTCCGGATACTCGGTTCAGTCACTCATCTGGACTGATACGGGTGACCTGAAACAGCGGTTCATCGTGTTCCGGCCTAACGGTGGCACTCCCGTAGACAGAGATATCGGCTCTGACCATTACGTGCTTGTTGACCTGATCACCGGCAAGTCTGCAGGAGATTACGCAAAGTCAGAGTCTGACGTGCAGGCCATCATCGACTACGTGCAGCAAAACCCTATCAGCGACCCCTGCGTCGGCCAAATCACCAATATGGGTGGCATACCATCACCAATCCCCACGGCAGAGGGGCGTATGGTCTGGCGCCTGCAATTTGCCTGTTCTTACGGCGAAAGTTAATCAAAAGAGGAATTACCCATGGCAGCAAATTGCCCAACGGACAACACAAAGTTGTTTGGCCGCGCCATTGTGCTCGAAGTAGCTGATGGTTGCGCCGATGCAGTACCGCAGGAGTCAGAGTGGAAGGCTCTGGCAGCGGGCACCAGTAAAGGCTTCGACTTCTCGCCCAACAGCGTGACGTCAGATGCCGATGACACTAAAGGCTACGTAGAGAACATCGTTACCAACGCTGACTTCACTATCTCATTTGAGGGTGAGGTGCGCCGTAACGATAAGCTCGACCAGTATGGTGTTGGTCGCCTGATTAAGTATTTTAACACTGAAATTCAGGCGGCGCGTCAGCCCACTCTGTGGGTTCGCATGGAGTTCGGGCCGATCACCTTCCAGGGATACATGCTGATCAACGCACTGAGTTCTGACGGCGGCACAAACGACATCATCACCTTCTCCACCGAGTTTAAAGTGGCGGCAGCCGATACTATCCAGGTGATTGATACAGATGACAGCGTTCCTGCTACAGGCGTTACCGTGACTCCAGCGACTACCTCCGTCGTAGTTGGTGCAACTCGCCAGCTGACCGGCACCGTGTTACCTGCTGATGCTACTGACAAGTCTGGCACATGGACAACCTCAGATGCTACGAAAGCAACGGTCAGCAGCACCGGCCTGGTTACTGGTGTTGCCGCTGGCACAGCGACGATCACCTTCAAGTCGAACGACGGCAATTTCACAGGCACCACAACTGTAACGGTTACTGCTTCGTAACCATTCCAAATGGGCTGGCTTCTTCGGCCCATTGATAATGATTATGGAGACCGCATGACGCCGTATAAAGAGATTGGTGAATGCCTCATCACGGCTGGTGAGGATGAGTATTTCTTCCGCCCATCATTTGCTGCGATGAGTCGAATTGGCGAGCCGCAGGAGATTGTTCAGACGTTTGCAGACTTGCATAACGATGAGCTGACTCCCCTTATAGAGCGAGCAACTGACGCATATGGACACGTTCCGGCCTGGCTAATCGAGCACATCCGCAGCTGCAATTACGGAAAGCGAGCGCTTATGGCTGCCATGACTGTGATGCAGGCGTGCTGTGAGGATGATTTGTCTGCTCTTATCGGTGAGCTCCGTCCGGCCAGAACGAAAGGCAGGCCATTTAAGCGACGCATGGGTCTGATGGGTGACTTTGAGCTGCTGCTAATCGCTCAGTCACTAATAACTCACGGCATCATCGGTAAGGCAAAGGTTCGCCAGTTACAGCGCTACGAAAGCGGTAAGGCGACGACAGAGTTCAATGCCTTTGACTACGTCAGTGCGGCCCGCAATCATTTCAGCATGACTCGCTCAGAAGCTGAGCAACTAACGATGACCGAGTTTCAGCACATGCTTGCAGCTAAATACCCTGACCAGAAGGGGTTCACTCGGGAAGAGTATGATCAGGTTGCAGATGATTATCTTGCTAAAAAGGCGAGGAGGGTGGCGAAGGCTTCATAACACCAACTCCATAGCTTTGTTGCTTTCCATTGCGATACATCCCGGCTAGGATTTATCCCATCATTTACTTTGGGGATAGGGATATGAAAAAGCTTTTAATTCTGGTTTGTTCCATGATGCCGCTTGGGGCTTTTGCTGCTGATACGTTTAATTGTATTTACTCTAAGGCTGCTGTAAGCAATGGCAAAATGGGGCCAATGACAGGCAGGGAAGCCGCAAAGGTTGAAGTGGATAATGGTGCCATGAAGGTTTATAGACCTAATGGCACTTACCTCTTGAGCCCGCAAATGAAAGACGACCTGAAAACGGTCTGGAGAGTTTCAGATGCAAGTAAATCATATGTAATGAGTCAAGATTTTAAGAGCTTTGCAGTTTCAGATACCATCGCGAAATCCACTGAGCAGTGGGCTGAATGCTCTTTAGAAGAGTCGCATAGCGCTACTTCAATAGAAAGCACAACTCCAAAGCAGTGGGAAAAGAGAAGTATTACTCAAGCAGAAAGAACTTTCGTTGAGCAGGCAGTTAGAGATCGCTTAAAAGACCCAGATAGCGCCAAATTTAAACACTCATATTATGTTTCAAATGGGAAGGGGGCCTACTGCGGGCTCGTTAACTCGAAAAACTCTTATGGCGGCTATGTAGGTGACTCTCCATTTATGGCAATGATTACGCATGATAAAAAAGGCAGGCCTACTGGAGCGGGAATAATAGCATTGGGCGGTAGTGATACAGATGCGCAAGCGACGATAATGACTTGCAGGGACAATGGTTACTTCTAAAAAAAATTAACATCACAAACCTCGCTCCGGCGGGGTTTTTTTACGCCTGGAGAAAAGCGAATGGCAGGTGAGCAGCAGGTTGGCAACATCGTTTATGAGATTGAAATGAATGTCGCCAGGCTTATCGAAGGGCAGCGGCAGGTAAATGATCGTCTAAACAAATTGGACCAAGGCTTCAATAGCACCGCCAAATCGGCTGGGAATGCTGAAAAGTCGTTTTCATCATTAACAAGAGTGGCAACCGCGCTTTCAGCAGCTATTTCGGTGCAGCAGGTTGCAGAGTATGGGAATGCTTGGGTAACGGTTAGCAATAAACTTGCGAACTCTGTCCGGGCTAATGAGCAGCTTGCTGATGTAACCCAGCGCGTTTTCGATATCTCACAGAACACCCGGTCAAGTATTGAGGCTACCGCCACACTGTATGGTCGGCTGGAGCGCTCTACGAGAAGCGCAGGCACTAGCACTGCCGACCTAATTAAGCTAACAACAACCATCAATAAAGGCCTTACTGTATCAGGCGCAACAACTGAAGAAGCTAGCTCCGCTATGACCCAGCTTTCTCAGGCGCTCGCCTCCGGCGTTCTGCGTGGCGAAGAGTTTAACTCAATTTCTGAGAACGGAAGCCGCCTGGCCGTTGCTTTGGCTGATTCACTTGGCGTCACGATCGGCCAACTGAGAGCCATGGCAGCAGAGGGTAAGCTCACCACAGAAGTTGTGGTTAATGGGCTGCTTAAGCAGAGCGATGCGATCGCAAAAGAGTTCGCTAACACTGCGCTTACCATGGGTCAGGCATTTACTGTTGCAACCAACAATATCACCAAATTTGTAGGTGAGAGCTCAAGCGTCAGCACATCTATAAAAATCTTCAATCAGGGTGTTATCTCTCTCAGTGAGAATTTAGATATTGTCGCTAACGTAGTTGCAGCTGCCGCAGTAATCTTTGGCGGTAGGTTTACTGGCGCTCTGGCTATGGCAACGAAAGCGAGAGTAGATGATGCTCTGGCAGCCAGAGCGCAAGCGGTAGCTACCGCACAATCCACAGCAGCCACTGCCACTTCAGCTACCGTAGTCGCCAGAAAGGCACTGCTGGATAAAGAGGCCGCCCTGTCTTCGCTGGCACTTGCGCAGGCTGAGTACAACGTTGCTAAGGGCTCTTCGGCAGAAGCTTTTGCTCTGCAGAATCTCAATGCTGCAAAGTCAGTGGCTATCCAGCGTTCTGCCTCATATGCAGAGGCCCAGATTGCGCAGGCTGCCGCAACTCGAACAGCTACCGCAGCAGCAGTGACGGCCACAGCCACTATTAAGTCACTTGCCAGTGGCGCACTTGCTCTTATTGGCGGTCCGGTTGGCGCGGCTGTTATTGCCGCAGCAGGTGTTTTCTACTTTTACCAAAAAATGCAACAGGCCCGGCAGGAGAGTATCGACTTCGCCGACAAGCTTGATGGTGTGATCGGCAAAATGAAGAGCATGAGTCAGGTTCAGCTTGCTGCTGAAATTGATAGTGCCAGCAAGTCAATCCGCGCTCAGGCTGATGCTTTAAAAGATAATCAATCCACCATTGAAGCAAATGAACTTCAGCAGGAACGCCTGCGCCGCACCCTCGGCTCGCTCCAAGAAGGAAGCCTGCTTTATAAGGTGGCCCTTTCTGAACTTGCAGATGCACAGAGCGAACATACCCAGCTGCTGGCGCAGAACGAAACAGCGCAAGAAAAGCTCAGTCAGACTGTCAGTAAAACCGGCATTCTTCGCGCACAGATGAATGGCACATTTGCTCAAGGGATCGATTTACTAAAACGTGACGGCGACGCTGCTGGCGTTGCTAGCGGTCTGATGAATCAGTTCGGTCATGCAATAGACTTCGCCAGCCGTGCAAAGGACAAGTTTAACTCTACCAGCCTGCAAATTCCTCGCAGTGATAAGGCAGATGCCTACAACAAAGATCTGGCTGATGAAAACACGCTTCTTGCTATAACCGATAAACGCCTCCGCGCCGTAACCAAAGCTCGGATGGAGGCAACGGATAAAGGTGGCAACCAGAATCAGGTTAACGCCGCAGGTCAATTGGCTGGGGCGCAGTACGATCTCCAGGCAGCAGAGGCAGCCAGGAACAAAGAAACGAAGGAGGGCCTGGCTGCCGGCAAGAAAGCCGAAAATCAGGCCGAATCAATAGCGCAGAAGCTGGCAAATCTGAAGCAGCAGTCAGAGCTGGCTGGTGATTCAACCCGCAATCTAAGTCGCGAGCAGGCCATTCTGACTGCTCAGCAGTCGCTTGGAAGCGCTGCAACGAAGGAAGACATTGCGCTTGCTGGTAAATACGCGGCTGCAAAATGGGACACCGGCAATGCTATAAGAGCGCAGGCCGCAGCTGAGAAGTTACTTCCAGAGGCTAAAGAGAACGCGAGCTATAAGCAGGATGCTGAAGATCTGAGTGCTGCACTGTCCGCAAAAAAGATTAGTCAGCAGCAGTACAATGCAACATCTGAACAGCTTGAAGCGCAACACCAGGTCAACCTCGCAAAAATCCGTGCCGAGACAGCTGCAAGAGTTTCGCCCACCCAGGATGCGCAAGGAGCCATCGATCCCGTTCAGGCGCTGGCAAACGAGAACGCCCGCAAACTGGCGCTGATTCAGGAGTTCGAAACTGAGAAAGGCGCCATTACTGCTAACGGACTGGCGCTTATAAACGCAGCCAATACCGAGTATGAGCAGGCCCGAATCGATGCTGCGTGGAAGATATGGGAAAACCAGAGTCAGGCAAATCAGATGCTGGGCGATGCAATCGACTCACTTCAGGGCGGAGCAACAAATGCTATCACCGGCTTACTTAATGGTACACAAAGCCTAGCCGAGTCGTTCGCTAACATTGGGACGACTATCCTGAACAGCGTCGTTAGTGGCCTTGTGGAAATGGGCCTGCAGTACGTCAAAAACATGATTATGGGACAGGCGGCCGCAACAGCCGCTTTAGCATCAACTGCAGCTCAGGCAACGGCAGCTACCGCCGCATGGGCTCCTGCAGCCATGAGCGCGTCAATAGCAACACTTGGCAGCGCTTCAGCGGTGGGAACTACCGCCTATACCACAGCATTAGCGGCATCAAAGGGGCTGGCAATAGCTGGGGCTCGTGAGCACGGCGGGCCCGTCAATGCCAGCAGCATGTATCGGGTAGGTGAAGGCGGCAAGCCTGAAATCTTCAAAGCCAGCAATGGCAGCCAGTACATGATTCCCGGCGACAATGGATCGGTAATCAGCAACCGGGATATTGGCGGTGGGGGCGGAGCCGGCGGTGGGCTTGTGATGACTTTCAACTTCGACATTCAAACCACCGGCGGCGTTGACGAAGCCACGCAGAAGCAGATGGCACAGATGATGCAGACTGTTGCTATTCGGACTATCAAAGACCAGCAGCGCCCTTCAGGTTTACTCAGTAAAGGTAGATAACCTATGCCAGAAACTTTCACATGGAGCCCTCAAAAGGGCTCCACGGGCGACCGTACGCCCGATGTAGCCGTAGTTAAGCTGGGCGATGGTTATGAGCAACGGCAGGTTAAGGGTATCAACCCGTTGATGGGCCGGTACCAACTGACTTTCGTTGGCTTCGACGATGCCAAATGCTCACGACCTAACGCGGCTAAAGCCGCCGATGCGTTCCTGAAAGCAAGGATGGCTGTCGAAGCGTTCTACTGGACGCCATCGGATACCGGCGTGCAGAGGCTGTATGTGTGCCGGTCATGGTCACTGAAGAAGACAGGCAATCAGCATGAGCTGACCGCCACGTTTGAGCAGGTGCCGAGATGAGAGATATACCAGCAGAACTGATCATCGAAAGCACTGATTCCGGCGTTGGCGCGATGCTCGACCTGTTCGAAGTGGACCTGCAGTCATTCGGCGGCGATGTCATCCGCTTTCATGCGGGTACAAACAGCTATTACGGCGACGTCATCTGGCAGGGACGCCAGTATTCAGCCTATCCGATTGCGGTTGAAGGATTCGAAACCAAGTCTGAAGGTACATACTCTCGCCCGACGATGAAGGTAGCGAATATCACTGGCCTTATCACCGGTATCAACCACGATTTCGATGATGCACTAGGTGCTGTGGTGACGCGCCGGCAGGTACTGGTAAAGCACCTCGACGCGGTCAATTTCCCGAATGGTAATTCAGATGCAGATCCGACTATGGAAGCTGTCTCTCGTTACGTCATAGAGGAGATGGTTGAAGAGACATTCGAGACCGTGACCTATAACCTGGCGACACCGGTTGACTGCGATAATGCCATCATACCGGCGCGAACCATTCTGGCTGATGTTTGCCAGTGGGTTTACCGCGGCGACGGCTGTGGCTATTCAGGCGGGCCGGTTGCTGATGAGAAAGATAACCCAACCTCGGACATGTCACGAGATAAGTGCTCAAAGCACCTCACCGGTTGCCGGATGCGATTCCCTAAACCTGAGCCGCTTCCCTATGGTGGCTATCCCGGCTCTTCAAAGGTGTCCTGATGATTGAAGATGAATGCCTGGCATATGCGGCTTTATCCCGTGATGAAGTATGTGGACTGATTATTGATGGCGATCGGTTCATGCGCTGTGATAACCAGCACCCCGACCCGGGGCGAAACTTTCGCATAAGCGATACTGACTGGATGAGAGCGGAAGCGGCGGGAGAAATCACCGCCGTTTTTCATTCCCATCCTGAGCCAAAACTCGTTCTTTCGGCTGCCGACAGGGTGGCGCAGATTTCTACCGGAATTGAGTGGTGGCTGGCAAGCGCTGGCAGGCTTCGAAAGTTCCGACCGGTACCGCATTTGCTGGGCCGCCGTTTCGAACATGGAGTGATGGATTGCTACACGCTTTTCCGGGACGCCTACCACCTGTGCGGTATCGACCTGCTAGACTTCGAGCGCACCAACGGATGGTGGGTGAGGGGTGAAAATCTATACCTGAAGAATATGGCTGCCAACGGATTTTACGAAGTTACTCCGGCCGACATTCTGCCGGGGGATGTGATCATCCGGCGCGCCTTCCCTGAATCAGACCCTTGCCACGCAATGTTATGGCTAGGAGATAACACAGTACTGCATCACGAACTGGCCGGGCGCCTCAGCCGCCGCGAGCCCTACCGGCAATCCTATGTAAGCCTGACGCACTCTATATGGAGGCATGAACAATGCTCATCTTTAGATTTGCGGGGAATCTCCGACGACATTTCCGCCAAATCACTCTGAACGTCGATACACCCTCGCAAGGCCTGCGCCTTCTGCTTGCTCAATGTCCCGAATTCAAACGCGATTTCTATAAAACCCGCCTGCGGCTTCGCATCGATGGCGGTGATGTGTCACAGGACAACCTCGAATTCCACATGAACAGGCACCTGAAAAACGGCTCAACAGTCCTCTTCGTGCCGATTGTTGAAGGGGCAATCAGCGCCGTAGCTGCAGTCTGGATCATGGTGGCCGTCACGGTAGCCTCGGTTGCTTACTCGCTCTATATGTCCTCACACATGAAGACGCGGAGTGCAGCAGACCAGGACACAAACTCCATTACCAACAACTCATTCACCAGTGCTGAGAACCGAATCGGGCAGGGTAGGCCGGTCCCGCTTCTGATTGGCGAAATGGTGGTTGGCAGCAACGTTATCTCTCTCGGTATTGATACCAGCAACAATCAGGACTGGGATATTTCCATCAGTTAAGGTGAAAGCATGAGCTCAGGCGGCGGTGGCGGAAGCACTCCCAAACTTATCGATGACAACCTCAAATCAAAGCAGTATCTCAAAGTCCTCGATCTCATTTCAGAAGGTCCGATTTACGGACCGGTAGACCAGAACCACCTTTCCTCATTCATGCTGAATAAAACGCCCGTCACTGATGCAGGCGGTAACGTTACGATTAACGGCGTCAGCGTGGCATGGCGTCCAGGCTCTTCAAATCAGTCACCGATCACCGGCTTTGACGCGATTGAAGCGACCACGGTCGTCAATACAGACGTAACCCAGAGCACGCCTCTTGTGCGCACGGTAACCGACACTGATGTTACCCGGGTGCGAATGAACATCGGCGTAACTGGCCTGGTGGAGCAGGATACCAAGGGAAATCAGCACGAAACTGCGGTAACCATGGTCATTGAGACGCGCAATGGCACGTCCGGTTCATGGAATATTCAGAAGACCGTCACCATCAGCGGCAAAATATCAGGCGAGTACCTTGAGGCTCATATCATTGATGCGCCCCTGCAGAAGCCATTTGATATCCGCCTGCGTCGCGTCACTCCTGACAGCTCAAGCGACCTGCTTACCAACGGCACCATCTGGAACAGCTTTACTGAAATCACTGATGACCGCCTTTCATATCCTTATGCGGCCGTTGCGGGCGCAGTGATTGACCGAGACCAGTACACCGACACGCCTACTCGCACCTATCATCTGCGGGGCCTCATTGTCGATGTGCCAGATAACTATGACCCTATAGCCAGAACATACACTGGCATCTGGACTGGCGGCTTTAAATCCGCATGGACCAATAACCCCGCCTGGCTTTTTCGCGCCTTAGTGAAAAATACGCGCTATGGACTGGCGCGTCGGGCAGGCTACATCGATGTTGATGATGGCAGCCTTTATATCCTGTCTCAGTTCTGCGATCAGCTTGTCGATGATGGCTATGGAGGCAAAGAACCACGCTTCACCCTGAACGCTTATATCACTGAGCAATCCAGCGCCCGCGATATTCTCGACAAGATTGCCGGCATGTTTCGCGGCATTGCTCTGTGGGATGGCATGCGCTTCTCAATCATGCTGGATAACCCGCAGGACCCGGTTGCAGCTGTAACAAACGCCAGCATTGTGGATGGGCTTTTTACTTACAGCTCTATGAAGCGATCAGAGCGATTCAACGCTGTGGTAGTGTCCTGGACTGACCCAAACAACGGATGGGAGCAGGTCAAAGAATACGTATCTGATGACCAGATGATAGACCGGTACGGCTATAACGAAACGACGCTGGAGGCCTTCGGCTGCACCTCCCGCGGGCAGGCATTCCGCGCCGGGAAATGGCTACTTGAAACCTGCAAGCGGGAAACAAAGAAAGTCACGTTCAAGATGGCGCGTGATGCCATTGCTTTCATGCCAGGCGATGTCATTGAGGTCATGGATAATGATTACGCTGCCACAAGACTTGGCGGCCGAATCATTTCTCACAGCGGCGCCGTGATAACTGTGGATGCCGATGTTTCATCTCTGGCCGGTGGCGGCGACACGATGTCGCTTATGGGCTCAAATGGTAAGTTCACCCGCTATCAGATCGCCTCAGTTTCAGGGCGCATTATTACCCTGCGCACTGCTCCAAACTGGGTTAAAGATGGAACGATATTCGTCATTTCAACGGGTGACGTTGCTACACGCCTGTTTCGCGTCATGGGGATATCTGAAGACGAAAATAACTCTGTCTACAGCATTTCAGCAACGCTATTCGACCCTAACAAGCAAGCGATCGTGGATGATGGCGCGGTATTCGAAACGCCTAACGATACCCTCAATGGATATCGTGTCCCGAACATCGAAAACCTGCGGATCATCAACGTAAATAGCGAGACTATTCAGGTCACGGCAACCTGGCAGACGGCGACGCTGACCAAGAAAATCGTGTTCGAACTCTACGTTTATAACGCAGACGGGAAGGTTGTTGCGCAGTACGAAACAGACCAGTTCCGCTATGACTTCTATGGTCTGGATGCCGGGATTTACTCGCTGGGTGTGCGTGGTAGAAATGATAATGGCATGAAGGGCGCTGAGACTCAGGTCAGCCTGGTGATTGGCGCCCCATCTGCCCCTTCTTTCATTCAGTGGAATCCGGGCATCTTCTCAGCTGACATCGTGCCGGTAATGAGTGTCAGCGCAACAACTGATACGACATTTGAGTTCTGGTACACAGGAGAGGTTCCAGCCACTTCAATCGGGGCTGTGGAAACGGAAGCGCAGTTTCTGGGCAGAGCTTCACAGTGGACGCTGCATGGCCTTAAGGCTGACCATACTTACTACATGTACGTCAGGACCAAAAACGCATTTGGCGTCTCGCCTTTCGTGCAGGTCTCGGGTCAGGCGTCATCAGATATCCCCGGGATGCTTGAGTATATCGATGAAGCAATAAGGAATTCAGATGCATTTGAAAACCTGTCTGGCCAGATTGATAACAACATCGAAGGGATGCTGCAGAACGCGTTAAACAGCGATGCGTCTGTTGATCACCAGTTCCGGCAGTTTGGCGAGGTCAGGGCGGACATCATCACTATCCGCACAACTGTAGCTGACGTCTCACAGGCGATGGCTCAACTTGAGACACAGGTTCAGGCACAATACGGTGAGTTAAGTGCTGCGGTAAATGAAAAGCTGACAGCAACTGTTACTGATAACGGGGTGGCTAAAGCATCGTACACCTTGCGCGTAGGCATTAATCGCGGCGGTCAGTATTACGGCGCTGGCATGGCTATTGGCATTGAGCCTTCAGGCGGCGCATATAAGTCCACCTTGGCATTCAATGCTGATCAGTTTGGTATCTATACCGGCAGCGATCCGGGGAATTACCAGATGGCGTTTGCTGCGGTCAACGGTCAGATATTTATCAACGACGCTTTTATCAACTATGCATCGATTACGCTTGCCAAGGTTGGCTCATGGTATTCGTCAAATTACGTCGCCGGTCAGACAGGGACGATCATGCGCTCCGATGGTTCATTTGAGCTTAACGGGCCCGTCTCAGGTCAGGGTAAGTTTGTGCTGGATAACAGAGGGGCCGCCTGGTACAACGCAAGCGGTCAGTTGGTGTGCTCGATGGGGATTCAGAGGTAATGGCAGGATTTCAGGCTTTTATTAACGGAACCTCTTTTGATGCTGTAAACGCCATGTCATACAATTTTATTGCTGACGTGGCGTCAGTATCAGGGTCTGGCAGCAAAAGTTATAGCTTGCCGGGGTTCACGATAAGCGCATCAATAATCGGTGGAAGAACTTCAGCGGGAACAAGCAATATAGCCTACACAGTATCTGTTTCCGGCCAGACTGTTTCTTGGTCAGGCGTAGATATTGTGTCTAAGTTAATTGTTACCGCTACCCCTACAACCACTTTAAGCTATGCAGGATTTGTATATAACGACTACTCAGTCAATCCACCGATATTCAAGCTTGCACCGACATTCACACCCTTTAACCTCGTGCAGGTTATCGACCTTACTCCTGCTTTTAGTCAGGTAGTGCAAACAAACGTTCCAGTCAGCATTCCCCTTATAGCCTTTCACAGGAGTCTGGCGGCATCTGGTTTCAATCACGTGTGGTGGACGGAGATAAACCAGAACGGATATTGGGCGCTGCAGTTCAGGCCTAACTTTGGCTATCAGATGACGGCTACCAGAATCTATGTTTTTGCAAAAATGATGGTTAACGTGCCCTCTGGCGGATTCTTCATGTACAACGATGGGCAAATGGTATGGCATAGCAATTGCCTCCCGCTTCAAATGCAGACTGGGTCAATCACTAACGCGGGGCAGCCGGTGGCATCAACCAGCGGTGTTTCTGTGGTGGTCAGCCAGCCTTTTGATCCAGCATTCCCGAACACAGGTATTACGCTCTATAACTGCTACAGCGGAGGTGTAAATAGCTCTGGTCAATATGAGGCTAGTGGTGGTGATCTGTATTCCTCCTCTAACTATCAGGTTCCTCAGGGGAGGCCTCCTAGCTACTCATGCGGCCCACCCGGATTCATATTCTGTAACGCCTATGACTCTTACTACAGGCAGGCGCTAGGGGTTTAACCGATCGCATGCTGCTGTGTCGGTAAACTGGGATTTGTCTGTCCATGTATGAAAAGGTTTGCCAGCAAGGTACTTGCCGTCTTCAATTTTAAACACTGCAATATCGTACCTTTGTTTATAAATTACAGCTTCGTTATAGCAAATGGGCGGCGAACTTGAGACGCAAGCTGTAAGAGGCATAGCAACACAAATGATAGTAATTACCTTTTTCATTTAAATATCCTTTTCTGATTATGTGCTGATTTTAGATCATGCACGGTTTGTGTGATTAAGTGAATTAATAAGAAGGTTGGCTTTATTTTGCTTAATTGAAATAACTGGAAACCATTCCAAATAACACCCGGCATAGCGCCGGGTTTTTTATTGCCCGGAGAAAGCTATGCCAGCAGGTACTATTGCACTAACTAATAATTCAACCGCGGTTACCGGCACCGGAACTTCATTTACAGCAGAGCTAAAAGCTAACGATTTCGTAGTGGCCGTTGTGGGCGGGGTTGCTTATACGCTGGGTATTAAGTCGGTTGATTCAAATACGGCCCTCACTCTTGCTCAGGCTTATACCGGACCGGCAGCATCTGGCTTGGCTTGGACCCCAGTACCCTTTGGCACAATGACGGCAATTACCGCTCAGCTTGCTGCGCAAGTGACCTATGCTGTGCGTGGATTCAATCTCGATAAGGCAAACTGGCAGCAGGTATACAGTGCATCAGGAAACATTACCGTCACCCTTCCGGATGGCAGTCAATACAATGGACCGTCATGGAATAGCGTTGCCGGATCAGTTACTGGAAAGATGGATAAAAGCCAGAACCTGAATGACGTTGCTGATAAGGCAACAGCTCGCGCGAATTTAGGTCTAAAGAACTCAGCCACAAGGGATGTCGGCACCGCTTTAGGCACAGTTGCTGCGGGTGATGACGAAAGGCTAGGGACTGTTAATGGAAAATCCGGTGGGACTATAGCTGGAAATGTTAGTGTTTCTTTGCTGCTCACGGCGCCCGCCATCGGAAAAATTAGCGGCTTAGATCAGATAATGAATACCCAGGGCACCTACCTTAACTGGAACAGGACAGGCCTTTCTGGCGGATCTGACTTCGTCAACAATCGCGGTGGTGGGCAGGGGGGATTCCGCTTCAGAAGCGTGAATGCAGATAATTCAGCTGTACTTGCTGACTATACGTTACAAACTACCGGCGTGGCACTTGCGCCAAATGGATGGATTACAGGGTCAGACGAAAGGATAAAGGAAGATATCAAGGATGTAGATCCTGAGTTTGCTTTAAACGCTGTCATTAAGATACGGCATGTCACTTATAAAATGAGAGACAAGCCAGACGGAGACGGCGGCTGGATTAAAGGAATTCGTAGCGCAGGTTATCTGGCACAGGATTTACGCAAATACCTCCCAGATGTTGTTATGGAGGCTTCAGATGGTGCTAGCTATTCATTCCGTGGTGAAGATGACAAGATTGTTACTATTAGCGATATGCTAAGCATAGATCCAGGCAAAGCTGCAGCCGCTTTGCATGGCTCAGCCATCAAACGCCTCTATGAACTACTACAGGAAAAAGATTCTGTCATCGCCGAACTGCAAAGCCGGATGAAAGCTATTGACGGACTTGATGCATAAAAAAGCCCCGGCGACGGGGCAGCGAGTACCGCGCCAGTCTCAGTAGGCTGCGGGTGTAATTTGAGATTAGTCGTCACCTCCCGCGCGCGCCAACTAAAAACCCTTCGCCACCAACCCCTTTACAAATCTGTGCGCCGCTCCGCCTTGATCAAAACTACCGATCGATATTACTGTTTATCCATACAGTATTTATCAGAGGAGGATTTATCATGGCGAGAGAGAGTGACATACACGCGGCGTTTACTGGAGCGATAACAAAAGATGGCCGGGGCAGGCAGATTGTCACCACTGCGGCGTTCCAGAAGCGTCTGGATGACGTTAATCACGTGTGGACGCTGGCAGAGTGCAACCGGTGGATACGCTACTACCAGAACTTCTTTTTCGAGCTCGTTACCGAGGAAAGCGAGAATAAGACCTGGTCGCTCCGCAACATGGGATACGTGAGGTAACTATGGGATTTCCTTCACCAGCGTCCGATTACATTGAGCGGCGCATCGACCTGAACGATGTACTGATGCCTCACCGGAACAACATGATACTGATTGAGACGCCGGACGGGTTCGTGCTGGCGGACAAATCACTGAAACCATTGCCGGGCGATAAAATCGCATTCCAGATAGGCGAGTTCCCACAACTGGGGAAGCTGTTCACTACAGGGATTATCACCTCAGACGGCGAGACGATCGACGGAGAGGGCATGGAAGGGATTATCGTGCTGGGGAAAGTGACGGCCGAGGTGGTGTCTGTTTATGAACCGCTACGGCCGACAATTTAGCCGTAGCACACATGTAGCACAAAAAAATACCGCAAATCACCTCAAAACCACCATGACGGCAGTTTGTGACTTGCGGTATGTCTCTGTAAAACCACGCTTCAACGCACAGCAACCTGATATGCTAAATATTCAAAGTGAAATTATGAATATGCAGGTTTAGTGAGCTGATTCCGCTGAACAAGGCATGCTTGCGTGGAGGCGATGAGGGAGTGGGATGCCAGCACCAACGCCGATCACTTTGCTGAGTCTATGACCCTGTACTGGCGATAATGCAGGTGTCATTGACTATACTGCTCTTTATTACAAGCCGTGCAGCAGGGAACTCACTCTTCGGTGCAGGCGACCCGACCCCTCATCACCCATCAGCAGGACGCCAGCCCAATGCTAAAAAAACTTACCCTTATCGCATCGTTAATCAGCTTATCTCTCCCAGCCTTTGCTGCCACGCAGTGCGGGCCGTTCTCTCTTAAACCTGACAAGAGCGGCTGGTTCTCGGTGAATGGAGAACGCGCAAAAACGCAGAAA